TTGGTGACGGTTTTCGGGGAGGTACGCGAAGGAGAAACAGGGGGGGTATGCGCACGCTCTAAAAAAACGCTTAAATCGGCTGAGGACTTGCGTAGGTTACAACTACGGCAGCAGCACAACAGATTATCTAAACTATCATCACCACCACGCTTGCGACTGACCACATGGTCTACTTCATTGCCTGGTTCTCCACAATACTGGCATATCCCGTTATCGCGAGAAATTACCTTGGCCCTTACCTTGCGCCAAAGGCTGTAATTCTTAGCACTTAGTTTGTTACCTAATGCCATCCGTACACCTTCCAGTGATAAAGCGCATCAACCATAGAACCATAACGCTTAATAGCATAACGATAACACCAATCAATTTGTTGTACATAGTTAGCATTGATTAAGTATTTAGACTTACCTTGACATATCCCATAGTGAGTGCCATTCACTGCTTTTACACGCCAGTTACTTTCAGCTGTATAAAGCACATCCATTGCATAAAGTTCAATAATGCTATCTGTTTTTGTAGCTGCATATTCTTTGTATTTAGTTGCATTTTCTGCAAAGGCGTGAGCCCTAATAGGGTATAAACATAGAACCCCCAATAGCATCACCGCTGCCGCTTGAGCTATAACCCTACGGGGCTCCGCGTTGCGGATGAAGCGTACCGAGGCTGTCAAGGATGTGGATAACTTAGGCGTATCCTTGGGCGTGTCTAGTGAGTTATCCACAGGTTGTGCGTAACTATCTGACAAAGCCTAGATTTGATTTGCGCATGGCTTCCACATTATCTACACCAAAACCAAGCAACATAGTGGCAGTAAGTATGCTTTCTGGATTGCCTGATGCTCTAACGAATTTTAAGTTACTGGGTAATAACATCACCCCATCTGCCAATTTCCATGCTTCATTACACCATGCGCTTTTAGATATACCTACCAAGGCAATGCCGTTACCATGTTCCCTCATTTTTTTAATCCATGGTGGGATGTTGCTAAACGGTGGATTACACCAAACTTTACCCACCCATGGAGTAACCAAACCATCATCAACAACAGTTAGTGTTTTGATGGCTGGAATCCATGGCACCCCCCCCGGTGGTCCAGCTACATCTAAATCAAATTGCACATTTAAGGCTTCAAATACACTGGGTGGGGTGTAGTAATCATCTGATGTGCCATGGTCAATTAACTCGTTTTCAATAATTAAATCAAGGCGGTCATTCACGCCTGCACCTGTGGCTTCATCATTATCCCAATGACCCCGCAAGATGTACATTCCACGCACACCAAATTGGGCGGCATGTTATTGGTAACTGTGCGCTCGATGTGCGGGCATGTAGCTTTACACAATCGGCAAGTAAATTTGTAATAAATGGCATCAGTCATTTGATGTATGCCTGCAATCTGCACTTAAAGCAAAACCACATAATGACCTGACCCGATGCATCACTAATGTTTTGCCCGTTGGTAGTTGGCGCGTACTGGTCGCATCTATCGCATAAAGTGTTAATGCCTGACACCGACACTGTGCCATCTCGTTCGAATGTAACTTCATTGCCATCTGGTGTAGTCATTGACATCTCAGCCATGTTTAGCCACCTTCTTTCGCCATTGGCCATTTGGCCCTAACTCCCACCAATCAGCAGGGCATTGCTCAGCTTTGTCAGGGCTAATGCAAACAAACCCGTAATAGTCTTTGCCAGTTTTTTCTGATACACCTTTACGCGATTGCATTGCACCATGCTTGCACTGTGGTTCAGCATCAACGGCATTTGCTTCACGGGCAGCAGCCATTCGGCCTATCTGATAAGGCGAATACCCCTCAGCAGTTAAGGTTTCGCGGTTTTGTACGCGCTCCACCTTTTGCATCTCCTCACGCGATGGGCCATGTTTATCAGTGCCAATGCCAGCATTTTTACATGCAATTCCAATCGCTGAAGTTTCGCAATTTTCTAGTGGAAAATCGCGGTTCACACCTCTATCAGCTGCAACCTCTCTGGCATGCCCAGTACTAAATGGCACTGAATCGGTAACGTTTCGATATAATTCGCAACGCATCACGAATACATTTGCATCACTAGGTAATTGCAATGTGCGCACTGCGCCATCTGGGTACTTCTCCCAAAACAATTTAATGCGCTCTGCAACGGTGGTGTAATCAGCTAAATTGAAACTCATAACATCACCATGTTTCGAGTCCAGACAATTGACTTATGGCCAGCCCTAGTTTTGCGGGTTTCATTTGTTGCCAGCAATTCGCCCATTGCCACTAGCTCACTGCGACGACTGCGAATAGATGAATCAGTTGCAGGCCAAGTGTTGCCCCAAGTACGGGCATACACTTTGACCAATTCCTCATCGGTCATTGCCATCTCTATATCGAAACATTGCAATAAACGGTACTGCAATGGAGTGACATCAAGAATGGAATTGGCTGCGTTGTGTGAAGTCCAAGGGTCAGTTGCCCGGGCGTGCGCTCTATTTGTCATGTTTGACCTTGATGTTGCGCTTGCCTAGGTCATGGCCAGCCCTAAAGCCATCATCTAAACCGCGTTCATTGCCTACAACATAGGCCACATACACTGGCAAGGTCATTAAAACAAAGAGAATGATTACCCAAATTGGCTGTGGGATTTGTGCAAGTAATTGATACATTATTTGGCCTCGCGTTCAGCTGCAAATGCCTCAACATCTTTTAACTCAAAGCGGTAATGCCCGCCGAATGTGGTGCGATGCTTTAACTTGCCTTCACGCACTAACTTGCGGACCGTTGAACCTGCGACCCCTAAAACCCAAGCCGCATCCTCGGTAGTTAATAAACCTTCAAAACTTCTCATACAGGCCCCTAATCGTTTAATACGCCTTTTGGCGCATTACGCGATAATAGCGCATTATCCCTTTTGCCCGTCAATCCCTGTGTTGCGTGTCGCGATTTAATAGCAGCTCATAAATGGAGTCCACGCGGTTTTCTAGGCGCGCAATTCTGCCCTCTAGGTTATGCCCGCCATTGCCGTCAGGCTTTAACTCACTTAGGTAGTGCTTGACCAACCAGCCCACACACCCCACGAACGAGCCCACAATGGCCGTTATAGCCACTATTAAGCCCGCCCATGAGGTAATGGTCATTTTATTTTTTCGCCTTTCCAGCAATTGCGGGTACATCTAAGGCCTTTAGTACTGGGCCAATAAACCCGGCAATAGCGGCATTGGCCAAAATCTTTGGGTCTGTTATCCCAGACATGTATAAAGCTGCGACAGCAGCGAGCGAAGCCCGCAGCCATGACATCGCAGGCTTTTTTAATGCTTCAAGTGACTTATGCATTGGTTTTCTCCTTGTTAGTTGATAGGCCCAATTTTCCAATCAACGCAGTTGCTTGCTCTGCATTAACTGAAACCTCGAAGTGCATTTCATCTTTTCGGCTTTTGTAATCGCCACCCCATCGGATGCCATACTTTTTGCATAACGCTTGAATCAATGTAACTTGCAATGGCGTGAAAGTACCAGCTGCACCCAATGGGTGTTTTGTTGCATTTAAGTCAATGGCCGTACCGCTTGAATGATTACTAAGTGTGGTTTGGCTTCCCCTGATTTCGCGGTAACAGTAACCCCAGTCATCATTGCCATCATCTATTGCTTCAATATGCTCATGAAATTGCGCGGCTAAGGCAACCAATAATGGCGCAACCTTCTCAGCGCATCGCAACCTAACCCCTGAGTCGGCAATGGCGTATGACTTTATGCCAATCTCATTTGGGTCTTTAGAGGCTGGCCACCCGTTTTGGCTGGTTATCAATTTATCGTAGCCATGACATAAACTGTTGTTGTACCTGATGCGACTATGCCATAAAGGGCTTCATTATCGCCTAATGGAATTTCAATTTTATCGCCCGAGTCCATTTTGAAACCCGTTGATGTAGTAACGGTTGCATCACCAATATATGCCGCACCACCTGAGTTATGCAGGTTCACTATCTGGTCGCCGCGATTAGCAGTTACTAATAGTGTTGCAGTAGTTGTAACAGTTTTCTGCGTTGTGCTAGGCATTAAATTGACCACCATTCATTTTTAATTAGTTTTCCTCGTTGCTTCCATCTTAAATCTTTAAGCATTTTATTCTGCTTAGCCCAGTCAATATCTGTACTGGACTTGTCAGGCTCCAATGATTGCTCTGACTTCATCTTCAGTTAATCCTAACGCGGCAAGTTTTGTTAATGCCGAAGTCTTAATAGCAATTTTTTTATTGTCTTGTTCTTTTTTCCATTTATCAAATTTCAAAAAACCATCATTAAATTCTTCTTCAGTAATTGCTGGAACCCCAGAGTTCCATTGAATATCATTAAAAGAATCTCCGTAAATTGTCCATTCGACACTTGGACATAACATCTCTAAAACTTCCGTTGCTGTAGTCAATTTATGCTCCTATTTCCATTAAAATGATTGATTGCGTGCCTTCACTTGAATCGTGTCCGTAGTAACAAGTTTGACCAGATTGTGATTTGAAATATAAAGTATAAGTAACTGAACTGGTAGTTGCTGGAGCGTCCAGATATGACAATGAGGCAGTACTCCATATATTCCCACCACCCGTGTAACCAGCCGCGAAACCACGAAGTCCAAGTTGATTTGTAGAACCTTTATAGAGCGTCATATAAACAGAACCAGCGCTCGAACTTGAATAAATTGCGGCTGTTGTTAAAATTAAAATTTTAGAAGTGCTTAATGTCGGTGTAATTGAGAGAGTTGTATTTGTTGTAACATATGAAGTGCTAGTTGTAGAAACTTGCGTTGAAAAGGTTGCGCTTAATACTTGCAAAATTTTTCCACCGCCCGCTGGCGTTGCCCAAGTTGGAGCACCACTTGCAACAGTAAGCACCTGACCAGTTGAGCCAATACCTAAACGAGCATAAGTGCCTGAACCTGTACCTTTAATTAAATCGCCTGCGGTGGTAATAGTAGTTGCCATGTCATTAGTAATCGTTACGGCACCTGATGTACCACCGCCTGTTATACCTGTGCCAGCGGTAACTGCGGTTATATCTCCGGGGTTTGCACCATTCCAGATTGAAACACCAGTGCTGGTGAAATACAAAGTCCCGGTATCGTATTGATTAAGAGCTAATGACCCAGCCGTTGAAACCGTTGCAGTGCCAGCGGTTATGGTGCAGACACCTGCGCCAATGTTTGTAATAATCAAAGTATCGCCTGCGGTAAATAACCCAGTATTTACGGTGATTGTTGTTGCGCTTGCGTTGCTCATTGTTATGCGAGTGCCTGCATCGGCGGCAACCAATGTGTAACTGGCTACCTTGGCACTTACGGTTTGGTTGTAATCGTTAGCTTGTAATGTGGTCATTTCGGCAGCAGTCAAAACCTGCCCAGTTGTGAAGGTTTGTTTGGCCATGTTCCCTGCTCCTTAATAACTCAATACGGATGTGTCTAAAATTCCGTATAGAGTTGAGTCTAGTATAAATGAGTCAATTATTGGCTCAAGTGTGGTGAAAGTCTGCCGCCATGAATTTGGGCTAATCTGGTAATTAACGCCAAAGACTTGCAGGGTTTTGGTAAGGATTGACCCGCCCGGTTGTGTAGTGCTTATTGTTACAGGGTCAAAAAAATCTAACTCCAAGGCTGCCAACACCATTGCGGCATCTGGGTAGTACAAGTCAAGAATTAGCGCATCACATCTAATGCTGGTTTCTGCTCGGCTGGCAATATAGGCCTGCGCATACTGCAAGGCATCGGCATCGCTAGAAAACATGGTTGCGGTCTGATTGTAGGAATGCGCAAAATACTTGGTGACACTAGCTGCATTGACTACTACTTGCGCGGTGCCACCTGTCGGGGTCACACTTGCTTGGTTGTACACCAACACATCATTTAGCACCCAATCAGCGTTGTAATAGTGCAAGTTTGAGCCATTGTCATTAAACACTCTGGGCGTACCTGATACCGATGTTGATGTTGTGGTGCGGTTTTTGAATATAAATGAACCGCTGGCATCTACATAAAACGCGCCAAATTCTACTAGCTCACACTTTTGTGCAGCTGATAGCGCGGTGGTTGCGGTGTTGGGATTGGCTTGAACCGTACTTAATCCAGTTTCAATTGAACGCATAGTGGCAGGCCATGAGATTTGGTCAAGGATTTGGCTCACTCGGGTTGAGGTTAAATCACCTGCACTGCTACCTGCCACTGTGGTTATCTGCGCCATTTGTATCAATCGCATGGCATCAACGGCTTGGATGGTTGTGTAATTCAAAGTGTCAATTGAATTGTTTGGCTGAGTGGTTAGGTAGTTTGTAATGAAACCTGAGAATAATGGATAAACAACGCCAAGGTTGATTGCAGTAATTGACACCTTTACCATTGGATTGAGCAGATTGTAATAAGGCCCGCTAACATTTTGCGGGTTAAAATCTCCATTTTGGTCCACGATGCGAAGTGAAAGAGTACCCGCTTGGAATTGGTCAGCCTGCGCATTGCGCCCGCGTTGTATTGAAATGGCGTTAATTTGGTTTGATACATCCACAATAACTGAAGCTGCATCAGCGAGAATATTTGTGCCAAGTATGCCTGAATCTAAAATCATGGCCTGCGCAAATGATGGCCCAGTTGAAAAATTTATGTAGGCCTGAACGGTTGGCGCGGTCATATTGCAATGGCCCCTGCGTATTGTAGGGATGTGCCATATCGCCCAAGGTTTTGAATAACCGTTTGCACCGCATCGGCAATTACTTGCTCGCTTCCCACAACGCCTGCATTGACTGAGATATTGTAAGTATTAGTTCCCATTGGGTCAGGGTTTCCAGCTCGACGGGCTGCGCCTGCAAATCCTGAATCCCCGCCTGCGGTTACGGCATTGAGAAAATTATTAAAATCAATTTCAGCTTGGGCTACTTTGGCATCCGCAGCTGCTTTGGCTGCTGCATCGGCGGCATCTTTGGCAGCCTTAGCATTTGCATCGGCAATGGCTTTGGCATTTGCATTGTCGCTTATTTTTGCTGCTGCATCGGCGGCAGCTTTAGCGGCTGCTGCTTTTGCTGCGGCTGCTGCTTTTGCTGCGGCATCGCTCGCTGATACCACAGTGCCTTCAGGTGTTACCGTTAAACCTTGCAAGCCCAACAAACCTGCTGCACTACCGGGTATTTTCAAATCTTTTAACAAACCATTTATTTTGGCAATGATGCTTGGCCAATCGGCAAATGGGTCATCAGCCTTTGGTAAATGCGCTAATAGGTCTGCCAACTCTTTGGTCTTGGCTTCATTGGCTAACAATTCGGCTTGCAGTTTTGCAGCTGCTACTGCATCCTCATCAAGCAATGCTTTTTGAAGTTGTAAGCGCAATTTGGTTTCATTGTCAATGTTGTATTTCAAAGCGGCTTGAATTTGAATCTGCGCTAAATCAAATGTTGTACCAATTTTTTTAAGTGCCAGTTTATCCATTTCGGCTTTTTTGGTTAGCGCGGCAAGGCGTTTAGCAGCATCTAACGCTTTTTTATCTGAAATGGCTTTAGCCTTTGCAGCTTTGTCTTGAGCAATAAGTTGCTTAGGGTCTAGTACAGGCGCATTTGCCGCTTTATTTGCCGCAATTGTTTTGCCACCTTTTTGCAAGGCTCCTACAATGGGCGTTAAAATTGGACTGAAAAATAAATCTTGCAATCTTGCACCGCCAAGATTTTTTTCCAATTTGCTAATTGCATCAGCCAATCCAACAGTTACATCAGCAATGGATTTTGCTAACTCATCCATTTTGCTTGTTGCTTTATCTAAGGATTGACCATTGGCCAGCAATTCAATTGCTGTAACTAAACCTTTGCCAATAGTTTCTTGGGCATCTTGGGCTGAGGCTTTGAGAATATCTAATTGCCCTGCATATGTACCCGCTGCAACCGCAGCTTGTCCACCAAATAATTTGGTTAATTCTTTATTTATGGCATTAAGGTCTTTTGATGCAAGTACAGTTTTATCAATGCCCGGAATAAGTTTCGCCAATGCAGTTGTATTGCCCGCGTAGGCTTTGGAAATTGCTTTTGTAACACTTTCGACATCCGACGAAGTACCTGCTGCAACATCTAACGCAACAGTTAAACCTTCTTGGGCTTTAGTGACTGAACCAGTGGCAACCAATAACTGTTGAAATGCTGGCCGTAATTGGTCATCAAGTACACCTGTTTGTTTTTGCAGCGTTGCTATAAATTTTTCAACACCTATTTTGGCAAATGAATTGCCCGTATTGTCCAAGGTTTTGGCAAGGGCTTTTGCAGCTTTATCATCGGCTAGAAATGCTTTGACTGATGATTTGCCAAATTGTGCAATTTTGCCAACGCTATAAAGTCCAGCAAGAGTTTTTGCTAATGATTTAACGCCTTTGTTGAAAGCACTAATATCTTTTTTACCCTTGGCTAATCCTTTGCCGTCATACTTGGTGACTGCGGAAACTATTAAATTTGGCATTAGGCGGCCAAGGAGTAACTAGATTGAACATGTATTGCGTTAAATCGCGCCGCAGCTCGTTCAATTGCATGTACTACCGCATCTTGGACTTTGCCTTCGCTTTCGTGCCATGCTCTAAATATCAAACGGCCTCGTTGTTTGCCACTGCCGTATAAAGGCCCCATGCTATTGATAAAGATTGCACCTGCCTGTGGGTTGCGTGAGCGTGAAACATCTTTGCCTTTACCATTTGGCCCCACCCAAGGTTGGCCTTGAAAACCTGATTTGCGACCTGCTGTTTCATAAATGGCACCCGCCGCTGAGGTATTGGCAACATAATAAAGCGCACTGAAACCATAACGATTTTTTTTATTTGCGCCCGCTTTATATTGAATTCCAAATGTAACTGCGGCAGGATTGTATAACGGAAATTTACGAGTGCCATCTTTGTTAAATTCCAACGAGTTTTTATCAGCCCAGTTGTATAAATAGGATGGGTAAGGACTTGGCGCGTAGCCTCTAGCTTTATCTTGAATAGGCAACATCGCAGTTTTTATATCTTTTTTCATTTGTTTGTTTAAGTCTGGTTCAAATTCTTTGAGCGCGGCCAGCAATTCTTTATATCCGCTTACGACTACGGGCATTTTTTGCGGCCTCCTTTGCTCTATCGCTGAACACCTGCAACACCGCTTTAAGCATGTAGCCATCCATCTCTAGCACTTGCGATGGCGATATTTTCATCTCCACCGCAAGACTAGCCACGAGATAAGTCATGCTGTTGCGGTCTATCCTTTTGGGTCGTCGTCATCCATAACTTCAACTGAAATTAGCGTGTTTAGAAACTCATCGCCAAATGGCGGGATTACTTCAACGCGCTGCAAACAGTTGTGGGCTAACCAATAAATATCGCTTTGCTTCTCCTCATCGCGAAATTGTTTGTGGATGCCTTTCCCGGTGTACTTTTCAAAGGCTACTTCGACAACAGGCGAAATGTGCAAAACCACTTCCCCTGAGGCCCTCGTTATCTTTAACCTTGCCATACTTTGCTCCTTATTAGAACGCTACGGAAGTTGAGACTGTGACTGCGGTATTGACTGTGAAGGATAGGCTGGATGAGGCTTCATCTGCTACTCCACCACTTCCAACAGGTGTTAAATTATTAACTAAAATGCTGAATTGATAAGTTGGGTTTGTTGCCGATACTGCTGTGCCTTTAACGGTAATCATTGACACTGCCAATGTTGTACCGAAAGCGGCATTGAGTGTGGTCATTACTTGACTTGCAGCCCAGTCATTGAGGAAATCAATGGAAAGAGTTGCAGCCTGCAAACCAGCAGCGAATTTATGAGCTGTATCGCCCATCGCTGTGACTTCTAATTCATCTACGATTTGAGTTAAAGTCACTGCGGTTACATAACTTGAAATGTCAATGCTAGGTACAGTTGGCGCAGCTGCGGTGGCAAGTTTCACGCCAACATTGTTATTTAGATAAATTGCCATCGTTTATTCCTCATCCTTCTTGGTGGTTGATGCTTTGGTTTCTGTTTCTTTAACTTGGCCGGTCTTTATCAGAAAAGCCAAATCCTCTGCCTTGGTATCGCTCATGGTTATCTCCTTATGACCAGCTAGTTAGTATTGATACGGATATATCAGCAGTGAGCAAATCCCCTGATGCTGCTGATAAAACTGATGGTGCGCTTACTGTGCCAACATTCATCACAATTGCAGATGAGTTGAGCAGATTAAATACTGCAACGATGGTGTCCTCGATGCCGTTCAAATTGCCTTGGTTATCTAGCAATGGCACTGTCATCAACACGCGAAAATTGGCAAGCGGTGGGATAACTTGCACATTGTTGCTTGGCGTGATGTATGGGTCTGCTGGCACGATGATTACAGAATTTGCGGTAATGACACTTGGCGGGTAGGCGTAGGTATTCCAAACACTTGCATTGGTAAGTGCTGTGGCAAGTGTGGAGCGCAGTGTGGTTAGGGCGGCAGTCATTTACCCCACCATTGAATTTGCGGTCATATACGGGGCAATGAGGCCGCGAATAGATGCCATTAAAGTGTTGGACATTTTGAACGGGCTTGGAGTAAATCCATCGACGCTCATGCCGCCTGTTTGCGTGGTTTGTCGAGCTTGCCAAATTGATACTGCCAAAATCATTGCAGCTTGGCGCACTGCTGGGGTTGCGGCATAACTAGCGGTTTTGGTATCTGGGCCAGTCATCGTGCCGTATGGCTGAACTAAATAATAGTTTTGGTCGGCAGCTGTAATGGCGAATTGCAAGAATGAATAGCCGCGTGGGTAATTAAATGGGTACGGAATGAAAATGTTATTCGTGCCAACCGTTGCAGGCCCCATCCCGGTAATTGTGCGAGTACCGTTAAAGGTAGCCCCGCAACCTGCAATGGTGACACTTTGACCAGTTACGAAAATGCCCGGTGAAGCAACAGTAAGGGTTGCAATATTAGATGCAATTGAAGTTGCCACAACCGATGCAGTGTTGAACCATAAAAATTGATTTAATAAATCTTGGGCGGTTTGGCAAACTTCCTCAACAATTGTGGACGAATAGAGATTGCCAATTCCGAGGTCAGCGCGGAGCTCGGCCTCGGTAACATAAGTGGCAGCCATTCCATTCTCCTTCTCTAATGACTTGCAGGGTCAGGGCCTCTGAACCCTGCAAGCCGACTTAGGGGTTTAACTACGCAACATTGAAGCGACGAATACCGCCTGCGATGTTGAGCATTGTTGCCATGTAACCATAAATGGCCACTTGTACCTGAAGGTTTGAAACCACATTAACTGACATGAAAGCGGTTGGGCTTTCAAATACGGTCAATGCTTCAGGTGCGATGATGTAAGCCGAGTTGTCAATTGTGGTTGCAACGCAGTTTTTATCAACATATAAATCAAGGCCAAGAACATTGCCCTTAATGCTTTGTACATTTGCATTACCAGCTGCGTTCATTGGTTGTGATGCTGAGTAAATTGGGCGGCCAGTTGAATCTGTTGCACCAATTAACAATGACCATTGCGAGGTTCCGCATAGGTAGTTAGTTGCAAAGAATGATGAGTTTGAATAAGCCAATGGTGCTTCAGTTGAAATAAAATCAATGATGCCCGCTGATGTTGCTGCATAATCTTTTGTGCCGATTGTGCCGCTGTTTAGCGCGGTTATGACTGCTTGGTCAGTGACTTTCAAATACGCCAATTGAAGCTGTTGCATAATTGCATCCATGAAGCCAGGGTCAGAACGCTCGACCAATTCAATTGATAGCGTTTGCATGCCACTGTACTTAGAAACGCTTGCAGTAAGATAAGCGGAAACTGCATCAGTATTATCTACTGCGCCGCCTTCAGCTTCAACAGTGGCTGTTGGGTAAGTAGTGAATTTTGGCCGATTTATGGTCATCCCGTTTAGCGGAAGTGTTTGTTTTGAAACTGCATCTACGGCTGGGCGGCCAAAGTTTGAAGTTGTGACAATATCGCGAAGGTACTGGGTTGGTGTGAAACCTAAACCAGCGGAAGAAAAATCATCAGCGGCAGTAATCCAAAGTTTTGACTCTGAATTTCCTTGCGCTGCTTTGATTGAATGTTCAAGATAGCGACCTGCTGAAGTGATGCCATGACGAACGCGTTGGCTATCATCCCATGCTGGTTTAACAATTGGGCGTGAGGCTTCAACTGCTGGAGCCTCTACCTGTGCTGCTGCTGGTACTTCAGGTGTTGGTGTTTCTGGGGCTGTCGGCATGACATCCTCACTTTCGGTTTCGGTTGTTGTTACTGTTGTTGTGATTGTTGTTGTGCTAGTTGATGTTGCGGCTTCTACCGTTTCGCTTTCGCTTGCGGCAACTCTAGTTACTTGCGCAGCTGTAAATGCTGGACTTTCCACCAATGACACTTCCATCATTCGAGCAGCTTTGACTAATAGGTAACCATCTTTAGGTTCGGACTTTTGAACATCCACTCCAATAGATAGCCCCGAGATTAAATCCTCACTTGCCATGATTAAAGCATCTTGGCCTGCATTAGAATTTGAAATTTTGAATGAACCGTAAATAGCTTCATCAGTAGTTTTGAAGGATTGAGCGCGGCCAAGGATTGCGTTCGGTTGGTGCTGCAATAGCAGTTTTACCTTTGCGGTGTCGTGAATCGCAATTGACCCGCGCTCAAACATAACTGGCCCTGCTGATGTGTTGCCAATTTGATTAAACGGTACAACAACGCCCGCAATAATTCTGCGCTCGCTATCTGCCGCTTCAATTGGGCTGCTAAATTCTAATCTCACGAAGCATCTCCATTCGGTGATAAATCTTCCATTTGTTTTGCTTGGTCTAGCGTAATCAATTGCAGCGATAGCAGTTTTTCTATTGTTGCAAGTCTTTCTGTTGCATCTACACGCAAGAATGTTTCATCAACTGCAAAGCGCACAATATTGCCATTTGCAGTGATGTCATTCATGCTTAATCTGTCCTCAATTGCGCAAACATAAGGTGCAAGTGTGTACGCAAAAAATTCTTTTCGAGCATCCAAAACATTTTGATATGTCATGCTTGCATTTGCATCGCTGCTCAACATGTATGCAGGCACATTCATTAAACGCGCAATTTCGGTACTTTGTGACTGTATGGCCTCTGTGTACATCATGTCCTTGGGTGAAAATTGTGTTGGCACATATTCCAAAGTGCTAGTTAAATATGCAGTGCTTCGCGATGTACGCGCGGCTTTCCATGATGCTAATAATCCTTGTACAACACTTTCTGGCAAATCTGCACCGCTATTTTTAATGTGACCAGATGGAATTGGTGTTGCGGCAGCAATAGCAGCTGCGCGTTGAATATCGAGGGCTGCCCGTATTGTGCGCGCACCGGAAACAAGGGCAGCCGGATTTAGTGATTGAAAAGTTACGATACTGCCAACGCCGTTATCTGGTCTGCGTTCATTGTTCACCATGTAATAATCAACTTCAGTGTTATATTTATTTAACTTCACACTAACGCGGTCATTTTGCACCCATGCAAATCGCGCAGGTCTGCCATCATCGGAATAAACTGCGGTGACTTCCCAATATGCAACCGAATAAAACACTAACGATTGCACTGTGTATGCAATTGTTACTGAACGCGGTTGCCGTTCATCAGGTTGCTCTAACCAAACTGGTGAACCTAATTCTTCGCCTGTTGATTTTTTGTAAAGCTCTAATGGGATGCCTGCAATAATTCCGCAAATTAAATTTCTGCATTTTGCAACTGATGGCACTTGCATTGCACTTACCAAATCAATTGCGGTATCGCTATAACCTAAACCTGTGCCGTTGTTCCAATAATTAACACCATAAGGTGCATCCATAACAGGCGGGCCATACTGTGCAACAATTTGCGGGTCATTAGACGGTGAATCATCAACCAAACGCAATCGCGACAATATACCCATAGCGGCATAATAGCCCTATACCACCCATTAGCGACATACCGCTTAAAACGGACATTGGGCGTGTCTATACCGCCATAATTTGCGGGATTGATACGGGTTGGCTCATTTTGTGGACAATCATTGCCAGCGAAATTGCAGCTGCAATGCAACCTGCCGATTGGCGGCGAATGATGCGAAATGAACCCTCATTGGTTTTGGCGGCGCAGTTATTCATGGACTCGACTAGTTCGGGTTGCCCCGAATGGGTAATGCGCTTGGCAACTATGGCATCGAGCAAATCACCGCAAGCCTGATAAAACTGTTGGCCTGATATATCCTCCATTTTGCAACCCGATACTGCCAAGCGTTGCGCAATTGATTGGGTGGCATAGTGGTCAAAGAGAATACCTGCGGGATTGTACTTATCGGCCCAACCTTTAATGTCAGCGGCAATGCGTAGGTCATCTACTGCTACTTCACTGCGCCATTGTTGCAATATCCCAACACCAATGCGGCCGTCAGGTAATAACTGACCTGCAACCAGTGAAGCTGTACGGGTATTTTGCGCTTTATCAAATGCAAAGAATGTAAGCGGCCCCGGACCCATTTGTAGAGTTTTATCGCCGCAATCCTCAAATGCCATGTTAGGCCAAGGGCTAGTAAGCGATGAAACCCAAGTGCAAAGCATCTCGGTTTTGATGGTTTCCACACTGTCAGTTGATACCGCTTCAGCTAATACATCCTCGGTTATGGTTATGCCTAGCGCGGGGTTTGCCATTGCCCATGCTTTGCGGTCATCTACCTTGGAATGTTGAGGCGCGCTATATTCATACCAGCCAAGGGATTTTGCGGGATACGATAAGGCGCGTTCACGCAAATCATTGAGCACGAGTGAGTAGGCATCACCCGCGTTGCTAGTAAATAGACTTTGTGAATTAGGGCGAGCGCGGGTCACTGGTTTTGCAGCTTTCATGGCTTCCTCGCTGATCTCGCGAAGCTCATCAATAAATAACAGGTCAGCGGTCAAACCACGCGCACCATCGCGTGTAGCTGCAACCACTTTGTAAGTAGCCCCATTTTTTAATTCAATGGACTCCTGACCATTGGCAAAGCGGCCAACCATGCCTCGGTTTAATTTAACCTGTACCCGCAAATGCTCATTAGCTTCAATGATTGAAATGACTTGGCGAAAGGTAGTTAGTGCCATTGATCGGTTGGAGGACATCGCCACAACCGACTTTTCGCCCAATTCAAATAAGCCAAAGAGGATACGAAAGGCTGCAAGCCACGATTTACCATTTTGCCTGGCTACAAGAATGGCAACGGTTTTGCGGATGAAATTCCCATCAGCATCTACTGTGAGAAAGTCATCAGCTACAAATTTCTGCCAAGGCATTAAGTTGTAATTACAAGATTTGCAAAACTCAGCGAAGGCATCGCCGTATGAATTGCCCTTTAATGCTGGGCTCATAATTCGAGGTTTAACCGCCCCCATTAACTTAGGTTTTCGGCTAGCCCCCGTTTGAATTGGTATTGGCTCGGTCATGTTAAGTA